TTTCAAAAGCCAATTAATATGAAATTATGCATTTTAGGTGACACTCACTTCGGTGCTCGAGGTGATTCTTTAGATTTTCACAAATACTTCCAGAAATTTTATGATGAAGTATTTTTTCCATACCTAATTGAAAATGATATTAAGGTAGTCTTTCAGATGGGCGACTTGTTCGACCGCCGAAAGTTTATCAATTTCAATTCTCTCTACCTATCTCGCAAATACTTTTTTGAAAAATGCGAAAGACTAGGTATCAAATTACATACATTGATAGGTAATCACGATGTTGCCTATAAGAATACACTTGAAGTAAACTCACCATCTCTATTATTAAATGAATATAACAATATCGAAATCCATGAAGAATTTGATACCGTAGAATTTGATGGCGTATCAATTGATGTTGTGCCTTGGATTTGTGATGACAATGTAGATGACATATTCAACCGAATGAAAGAATCAAAGGCACAAATTTGTTTTGGACACTTTGAGATTGCCGGTTTTGAAATGGACAGAGGCAATGTTTGTGAAAGTGGTATTGACAAACAATCATTATCCAAGTATGATGTAGTGTTAACAGGACACTTTCATCACAAATCAACAGATGGTAATATTACCTATGTTGGCACTCCCTATGAAATGACATGGGCAGATTGGAACGATTCAAAAGGTTTTCATATCTTTGATACTGAAACCCGTGAAATGAATTTTGTAAAAAACTCCTTTTCAATGTTTCACAAAATTACATATGATGATGGTAAAACAACCTTTGAAGATTGGAAAGAATATGATTTTTCAAAACTCAAAGAGTGTTATGTTAAAGTTGTTGTATTGAATAAACAAAATCCATTCTTGTTTGACCATGTAATAGACAGTCTTTATAAAGCAGGTGTTTCTGATTTATCAATTGTTGAAGATTTTACAGATGTAAATGTTGATTTAGACCAAGACATTATTGACCAAGCTGAAGATACTATAACTATACTTTCTAAGTATATTGACAATTTAACACTTGATGTTGAACCCGAAAAACTTAAAACATTAATGCGTGAACTTTATGTTGAAGCATTGAATACAGAAGTGGCTGAATGATACTATTTCGATATGTTCGTTGGAAAAATTTACTAAGCACCGGAAATTACTTTACAGAAATCAATCTGTCGGGTAACACTAACACATTAGTTGTAGGTGAAAACGGTTCAGGAAAAAGCACGATGCTCGATGCGTTGTGCTTTGCTCTATTTGGCAAACCATTCCGTGATATCAACAAACCTCAATTGTTAAATTCGATTAACAATAAAGATTGTGTCGTTGAGGTTGAATTTGATACTGGCAATAAAGCATATAAAATCATTCGTGGTATCAAACCAAATGTATTTGAAATTTATTGCAATGGTGAACTTGTCAATCAAGATGCCGCTGTAAGAGACTACCAAGAATACCTAGAGAAGTTTATTCTCAAACTAAATTACAAATCATTTACACAGATTGTAATTTTAGGTTCTGCATCATTTACTCCTTTCATGCAATTGAAATCGGCAGACCGCAGAGAAATTATTGAGGACTTACTTGACATTCAAATCTTTTCTACCATGAACTCGTTGGTAAAAAACCGATTGAGTAACAACAAAGATTTGGTTGCAAACAAGAAACATGAAATAGATTTGGCAACACAGAAACACGATATGCAAAAAAAACATATCGATGAGTTGAAGCAAAACAATGAAGATAAGGTGAAAGAGTATGAGACAGAGATTCAATGTAATGACAATACCGTATCCTCCTTATTGGCAAATGTTACCATCCTTACAACCGAAGTTGAATCCTTGCAAAACTCTGTGGCAATTAAAATTGAAACGGAAGCTAAGGTCAAGACGATTACAAAAATTGAATCGCAAATTGAAATCAACTTATCCAAATTTCGTAAAGATATCGGTTTCTTTCAATCGCATGATAATTGTCCAACATGTAGGCAAACCATTGCCATGGAATTTAAAGAAGAAGAACTTACCAATCTCTCTACCAAAGTTACAGAATGTGAACATGGACTCTCGCAACTTGAACAGAAATTAAATGCAGAACAAGAAAAGTTAAATGACATTGCAGAAAAACAAAAAGAACTGCAACGAAAACAAGTTGAAATTGCCACATACAACACAACAATCACCGAAACAAATAAGATGATTGCTCGTTTGCAGAAGTTGGCAGAAGAATTGAAAAACTCTAAAACGGTATCTGACAAAGAAGAAAAAGAGTTAAGTGACATAAAAGAGTGCTTGACCAACTTAAAGAACGATTTAAGAGTGTTTATCGATGAGAGAACTTATTATGAAGTTGCAGGTAATCTACTGAAAGATACAGGCATCAAAACAAAGATTGTTAAACAGTATTTACCTGTTATCAATAAATTGGTGAACAAATATTTGGCGTCATTGGATTTCTTTGTAAACTTTAACCTAGACGAATCATTTAAAGAAACAATCAAGTCTCGTCACCGTGATGAGTTTACATACAATAACTTCTCTGAAGGTGAGAAGCAAAGAATTGACATGGCATTGATGTTGACTTGGCGTGCTGTTGCTAAGTTAAAGAACTCATCTAACACCAATCTATTAATTTTGGATGAGACATTTGATTCTTCACTAGATGCCAATGGCACAGAAGAACTGATGAAAATCCTACATATGTTAGAGGGTGTAAACCTATTTGTAATTTCACATAAAGGTGATATATTGCAAGACAAATTTGCCAATGTTATTCGATTTGTAAAAGAGAAAAACTTTTCAAAAATAGTGAAATGAGAATGTTATGGACTTAGAATTTATTTTTAACAATTTTATTGCAGTAGAAAAAAATTTAGGAATTGATAATAAACAACTTGAAAAATATTGTTTAGAATTAAAAGAAAAGAATAATGGTAGAAAAGTAAGTAATTATGGTGGTTGGCAAAGTAATGATTTGCGTTTTGATGATAAAGATATGAAACCTTTGTTAGATGTTGTTGTTGAAAAAATGAATTCACTAAAAGAGTATCTTGGATTTAAACAAGATAAAAAGATATCAATTGAAAATTATTGGGTAAATATTAATCAAAAAGGAGATTTCAATAAACTCCACAAACACCCGTTTTCATTATTTTCTGCTTCGTATTATGTAAAAGTTCCTAAAGATTCAGGACAAATTCATTTTATGAATCCAATCAATGAACATAATTATACAATTCGCCAAGAAACAATAAACGAATTTAATTATTTTAATTCAAATGAATGGCATGTTCAACCAGAAGAAGGAACTTTAATTGTTTTTCCATCCTGGTTAAATCATTTAGTTTTACCAAATGAAGGTGAAGAAGAACGAATTTCTATTGCCTTTAATACACAATTAGTTTGAGGATATTATGAGTGAAACATTAATAATTGATACAGGTGCGGCAATTGGAACGCCGACACAACAAGTCAGAGTAGAACCTTTGCCGTTGTATGATGAAAATCATCCAATGTTGAAAGTTCAAATACCAGAATACAAATTTGATTTGCCAAATCCACTAATGGAAATGTTAGTGAAAAGATTGAAGATGACAATGAAACTATATGGCGGTATCGGTCTATCTGCCAATCAATGTGGTGTGTTTGAAAGGGTATTTGTTATTGGTACAGACCACTTTCAAATTGCATGTATCAATCCACGAATCATAGGGCAAGCACCATCAACAATTAAAGCAGAAGAAGGTTGCCTCTCTTTTCCAGGACTTCATGTTAAACTAGACAGACCAGACTGGGTTGAGGTAGAGTTTACAAATGAAATGGGTGAACTAAAACAAATGAGACTTGAAGGTATAACTGCCAGATGTTTTCAACATGAACTTGACCACATGAATGGTATTCGTATGATTGACCATATTGGTCCTGTAGCATTACAAATGGCACGAAAGAAACAAGAAAAGATTATTAAAAAAATTGTTCGTCATAAGAAAAAATGAAATTAACAATCACACGCCTTAGAAGTGGCACAAATTACAAAACTCCACTCCATGATATCATGGATTCTTTTTATGAGTTATACAAAGAGTATATCTCTAAGAATTCACAACACAATTATGGTGTGTGTAACTTTGGTTGGAATGCAGCCAATCGTAAAAAGTTAGATGACATACTTGATGCAGATGTTGTAATCATTCCAAGTGAGAATGAATTTTTTCAACACATCAAAGGGTATGTTGACCCAAGGCATAAAGAAAGGTCAGATGAATTCATACATCAAATTGGTGAACATCTGGCAAATAAACATGTCATTCTAATGCGTAGTGACCGTGCTGATAATGAAGAACTCTATCGCACAAGAACATTTAAAGACCAATCTATTGGCAAGTTTTCAATTTTTGATGAGATGGATATACCTGGTGGTCTCCACGGCATGAAGTACCATTTCATTAAAGAAAATATGCCAATGCGATTATTTGATGATGATAGGCAATATGATTTCATTTATTGGGGTTGTGATAAACGCAAACTCATTGATAACATTGAATCTGGTGATGAAAGACACCTAGTATTCAAACGAATTAAGAAAGATGCCAAGATAAAATCTTATTTTATTGGCAAATATAACTCAATTGTGCCTGACAAGAAGATAGATTCGATGTATAATCTATTAAATGATTTAACTGGTGCAAGGTCAACTCTCTGCTTTAATTGGTTGGATCCTGCCGCAACAACAAGTAGATACCACGAAGCCATTGCCTGCGGCATTCTTCCATTTGTTTGGAAGAATTATGATTGTAATAACACTTTGGTTGCTGACCAATGGCAGAGAGTTGATTCAGTTGAAGAACTGTATGAGAAAATGCAAGATGTAGATAAGATGTTTCCTGCAATTGAAGATTATTATGTGCGTAATACAATGAAACCTAAATCATGGTACTACGAAAAATTTGAAAATAGAATGAATGAGATATTGAATGGCGTATAGTTTTGATCCAAAAGATGATGTAGAAGCCCAATGGCAGAAGTGGTCTGATTCTGGTATTGAATTTACTGATGTTGCCTTTGAACATTTAAAAGAACGGACAATCAATGAATTGACCTATGTGTCTGCCATGGATGTTCGTGAATACACCCTCTTTCAAAAATGGTGTGAAGTGCAAGAAAAATATCCTACTGTCACAGTCAATGATTTGTGGGAAGGTGAAACAAAAGTCCTTTCTGATGAGAAACAACGCCGTGCAATTGCAGAAGTTAAATCAAACTTTTGGATTCAAAAAGACCCTGATGATTATCTTAAATTACAACCTGAATTAGTATATACAAACAAAGAAGAAGATTTGCCTGAATTGTGGAATACGATAAGAACATTTTCATCCACAATGAAAAACAATTCAAACATTGGCAGAAATCTCAATTTTGTTGTAAGAGATAAACCAACTAAGAAGTATCTTGGTGTTATTTGTATTAGTTCTGACTTCCTTGATTTGACACCAAGAGATAACTTTATCGGTTGGTCGAGAGAAATCAAAACACAAGGTGCAATGATTAATCATACTGCAATCGGTTCTACAATTGTGCCATTACAACCACTTGGTTTTAATTATGTTGGTGGTAAGTTGCTTGCACTATTATGTTTATCCGATCCTGTGCAAGAGTTGTGGGAAAAATTATATGGTGATAAACTTGTCTCTGTAACGACCACATCACTTTATGGTAAAACTAAGGCAGGTGGTCTGTCACAATATGATAACCTTGATTATTGGCAACCTATGGGATTCACCTCTGGTTCTGTATCATTTGAACCATTGAGAGATACCCGTTATTTAATTAGAGAATGGTTAAAGAAGAATCACACAAGAAAATATTTCGAATGGTATGTCGCAAAGAAACCATCAGGTCAACCTCATAAGAGAGACCACAAGAATCGGTCATTGAACTTTGCATATTCTCAGTTGAATATTCCAAAAGAATTGATTCGTAGTGAACATGCTCGTGGCATTTATTACACACCACTCTATGATAAGAGTTGTGAATTCTTACGAAAAGAATGTGAAGTAAAAGATTTAACAAAGTCATTTGATACAAGTGTAGAACATTTGGTTGATATATGGAAACAGAAACATGCCAAACCTCGTATCAAACAACTTGTCAAAAAGAATAATGTATCTACCGAATCATTGTTCTATGATGACCTTATCTACCTAACTTGGGAAGAAACTAAGGCAAAGTATCTACCACAAGTCGGCAGATAATGAAAAAACACTTGACAATTGACTACATATAAGATAGAATGTCCTTAATGCGGTGAGTCCGAGACAACCTACCCCCGTAGGCAGACAGGTTTAACTCCTGTTAACCGCTCCAAATACTTGTTCCTATTGACTTCCAGACTGTTGTTTTTATGCAACACAGCTGGTTGACAATTAGGAATACCTGTGATATAATATAGTGTATAGTGACAAAAGGACATTACATGCTATTTACTGCTGAACAAAAATCTCAACTTGCCAAACTAATGGCAACTGAGAACCTCACGGTTGAACACCAAAAGATTCAAACCGCACGATTCGACCCACAGAATCGTATCCTATATCTCCCAATCTGGCAAAACATGACTGGTTCTCTTTATGACCTGCTTTGCGGTCATGAGGTTGGTCATGCACTTTATACACCAGCTTCAGGTTGGCATGATGCCGTTGTTGATGAATCAAAAGGTAAAGGATATAAATCTTTTCTCAATGTGGTCGAAGATGCTCGTATTGAGAAAAAAGTAAAACGCAAATACCCTGGTCTCACAAAGCAATTCAAAGATGCTTATGCTGAATTGATAAAGAGAGACTTTTTCGGTTTGCGTAACCGTGATATTAATACAATGGCATTTATTGAGAGATTGAATATTTTTACCAAATCTCAATATACCATGCCTATTGAATTCTCTGCTCAAGAGGAACTTTTAGTTAAAAAAGTCCAAGCATGTGAAACTTGGGAAGATGTTGTTCGTGTTACCAATGAAGTGTATGCTTATTCTAAAGATGAACAATATGAAATGATGTTGCAAGATTTTCAATCATTCAATTATTCTGATGAATATGGTGATAATGATTATGATTACGATTATGATACCGATGGTGATGATTATGACGGTGATGAATTCAATGAAGATTCTTCCGTAAAATCAAAGTCTGGTGATTCTGGTGAAGAATCAGAAGAATCGAATGATGGTAATGATGGCGATGGCAATGGTGAGAAAACCGATAAACAATCCAAATCTAATTCTAATTCGGAATCTGATTCTGATGGCGGTGAATCAACCAAAGATTCTAATTCTGAAGGTAGTGATTCGTATAATCGTTACAAAGATTCTGAACCTGCAACCCGTGATATGTTTAATCCAATATGCGAGACTGACCAAAACTATCGTGCCAATGAAGTTTTGCTTTTGGATGAAAAGTGCAAAGAGTATTTGTATCTAACATTCCCAAAACCAATTCTTTCAAACATTGTTACACCTGCCAAACGGGTGCAAGAATTGTTGACCAAACACTATCAGCATGAAATTGCCAGAGGTTATCTCACAAATGAGAAAGTTAAAAATTGGGTAAACGATTTCAAAAACAAAAATGACCGCTACATTGGTCTACTTGCCAAAGAATTTGAAATGCGTAAAGCTGCCAAAGCTTTCAGTAAGTCCAGATTGTCTGATACTGGCGATATTGATATTAATAAATTGGCATCATATAAATTTGATGATAACATCTTCCGTAAAGTGATGTTGACACCAAAAGGTAAGAATCATGGTTTGGTTCTATTGCTCGACAAGTCTGGTTCTATGTCAAACAATATGGCAGGTTCAATTGAACAGATTTTGGTTCTTGCCATGTTCTGTCGCAAAGTGAATATTCCTTTTGTTGTATATGGTTTCGGTGATTCAATTGAGTCCCGTTGGCAAGACCTTGGTCTAACAACCTATGAACAACAACATGAATATAATAAAGTCAGAAAAAATTGTTTTGAACAACCTATCAAGTCATTAGGTTTAGATACGGTATTCTTGCGTGAATATATCAACAACAAAATGACCAATGCTGAGTTCAATGCATCTTTGCGTAATATGGTTCTATTGAAAAAATCATTCGAAGGTGGTCGTTATGGTGGCGATTGTGGTCGTCCTGAAAGTGAACACCTTTCAAATACACCATTAACTCAAGCAATTGTTGCAACTGCCGAAGTGATGAAAACATTCAAGGCAACAAACAATCTTGATATGACCAGTTTGGTAATTGTTCACGATGGCGATTCTGATTGGACAAATTACTATAATGACGAAAAAGATTATACCGATGGCGATGGCAAACCAGTTAAGAAGATGGGTTATAGTAGTGTTGATACTGTAAACAAGAATGTGATTTTCCGTGATACCAAAAATAACTTTGAAATGAAGATTAGTACCAAGAATCGTGATGTGTATATGCAAGTTGCACTTGAATGGTTTAAGAAAACAACTGGTTCTAAAGTATTTGGTTTCTTCCTGATTCCTGATGGTCGACCATCTTGGGTTCGTGGTACAATTAACCATCGTTATGTTCTTGCTGATGGTAAAACCTATGCTGACTTATACGAAGAAACCCGTAGAGACCCAAATCGTTGGCAAGAACAATATGCTATTGAGCAAAAAGTGAAAGATGTTACAAAACAATTCAAAGCTGAAAAGTTCCTTGTATCCAATACTCAAGGTTTCAATTCATTCTTCTTGGTTGCCGGTGGTAATGACCTGAAAACCGAAGAAGAAGAAATTGAAATCGAAGGTAAAGTAACCGCAAATAAGTTGAAAACTGCGTTTATGAAAATGAATAAAAAGAAGCAAATTAACCGAGTGCTCGTATCGAAGTTCATTCAAGGCATTGCTGCCTGAGTGTTGTTTAAATGCGACACGGCTGGTTGACATTTGAGATTAGCCGTGTTAAAATTGATGTATAAATTGTGAATAGGAGTTTTTATATTATGACTAAGCGTGCCGAAATTCGTGAAAAGTTTATTAATGCAATTGTTGCTCTTGGTAAACCTACTGTAACGACCGATGAAATTAAAGAAATTTGCAGTAAAGTAGATATTGCTCATCCTTACTGGTTCACTAATGATGATGTGAATCGTGTAAAGCGTGGCGTTTACAAAGTACCTGGTTCTGCCTCTGTTGCACAACCTTCTCAAACAATTGCACTACAAGCACAGGTTGTTCCAATGACAAGACCAGTTGAAAAATCTGAACACAAAATTCAAAATGTCCAAACTGATTTGGACAATACTAACCTAGTTCCTAATGTTTACAAAAATTATGTATCATTTGGTAACTTTGATGATGTTCTTTCAATCGTTCAATCGATGAGATTCTTTCCTGTTTTCATTTCTGGTCATTCTGGTAATGGTAAAACAATGTCTATTGAACAGGCATGTGCCAAAGCAAAACGCAAATTCGTTTGCATTTCAATGACACCTGAAACCGATGAAAGTGACCTACTTGGTAACTATGTTCTGATTGATGGTAATATGGAATGGCGTGATGGTCCTGTGACCACTGCTGCTCGTCAAGGTGCCGTATTGTGTATCGATGAGATTGATTATGGTGCTCAGAACCT